ACGTTTTCGCAAATTTTTTCCGAATTCAATTTTGCCGGAACATTTTACATGACGACAGCCTCTCCATCGATAACGCTCGACACGTCGCTTATCGCCAACAGGAACTGCACTCTGTCCTATAATGGCAGCCTTAACACGTGTTCCATCGGCTTTTCGTTCCCAAGCACGTCAAAATTTTCGGTCAATGGAAGCGTTGAAATCACAGGATCTAGTCGCCAACTCATTCTCCCAAACGGTTGCAATGTTGAAATTACTGGCGGCGCTACAAATGTTGGCTCTAAGATCGGAACTTCTGATAAAGCAAAAATAGGCTTTTGGGGTGTAACGCCGATCACTCAGCCCACTACCTCTACGGCGGCAGCAACGTTTGTGGCAAACACCGGCACAGCTATAAATACTGCTAGCACTTTCGACGGTTATACTTTACAAAGAGTCGTGAAAGCCTTAAGAAACGCGGGGATTTTATCATGAAGGTTGATCAGCCATTATCGGTGCCAGCGAAAAGTTACGATTCAATGTGGATTGCGCGTGTGGGCACTATTTTGCCGTTGCCGGAAAAGGGCATTGCTATCGACCCAAGCACGAACGAACAAGTCGCGGTTACTCAAAAAAAAGACGCCACGATTCAATTTACTTTGTTGCCCTACAACAAACTCAGCGACGGCAACATGGACATTTGCGGAACTCCGATTAACAAAGCAGTGAAGATGAGTCAGCTGCTTGAACAGCCGGACGTCGCAGAAGCTATTGGGGTTATTGCTAGAGCGTTGTTATCAATATAAACAAATATTAAGAGGATAAAATGTCATCTATCGCAGCAAGAGCAGAAGGATTATCATCGGGAATGTTTCAAGTAATCAGTCCCGGAACGTCGCAAGTTGTCCTTGTCGGGGCGAGTTCGGTTCAGGCGTCTGCATTTTCTGATGGTGTTTCAGTTGTGCGTGTTTTTTCAACAGCAGATTGCTGGCTAGCGTTCGGAACGAATCCCACTGCCGAAGCAGAATCCGCAGGCTCTATGTTTCTACCGGCTGGCATGATTGAGTATTTCGAACGGAAAGAAGGCGAAAAGGTTGCCGTGATTCAATCCTCGTCTAGCGGTAAGCTCTACGTCACCGAAGGCTCAGTCGCATGAGTGGAGTTGGTGGGGCGGGTGGCGCAGGAGCAGCCGCAGCGTCGAATGTTTTCAGATCTAGATTCGTTGCCGGTGTGACGAACATGGCTAACGGAACGGCTCAGTTCACCGTGACGTTTCCTAATGTCGGAACGAACAGCTATTCGGTTGACATGACTGTTCAAAATACGGTTGACCCATCGCCCAGACATTTGATCGGTACGGTTAAAACAAAGACAACGACGAGCTTTACGTTTCAGACGGCGCAAACAACCAACTCGACTAATTACAAAGCGAATTGGATTTTGTATCTTGACGCAAAGAGCGACGTTATTCCTGTCGAATTGGAAGAGGGTGGTGATGGCGTCGGAAAGCTAATAGAGTAAGAATAGGAAGGGCAAGACTATGAGTGGCGTTGGACTCGGAGCAGGTGGATGGAGCGGGAATGTTTTGGCCGCTATATCGAGCAACCTAATAGGCGGGATAAGTTCGCTCGGTTCTGGTGCAGCGACGTTTACAGTCACGATTCCTGACGTCGGGACCACGAACTACGCGATCGTGGTCACCATTCAAAATGTCGTAGATGCAGCGCCTAGACATTTGCACGCAACGGTCACGGCTAAAACGACGACCAGCTTTACCTTTCAAAGCGCACAAACAACAGACACGGCGAATTACAAAGCTAATTATTTGATCTACAAACTATGAACACGAATCCTGAAACAGCGGCGCTCATGGCAATTTGGGCACTAGGATTCATGGTGGGCGTCGTGTTGTACTACGCTCTGTCTGATAATGGAGATGAATGAAGATTTCGATGGCCTTCTTGTTCCGTATTCGTTAAGAAAGACAAAATTCGCTGCCGTTCTCCAATAAAACACAGCGTGCGGAGTGGGTGCTTACCTCCAGTTGGGCACTCACTCCGTTTTTTCTTGCGGCATTTAAGCGAAAGAGCCAAGTATTGAACAATGGCGAAACGCGGCAGGAAACAAATCGAAATAAATTGGTCAGACTTCGAGAAGCTGTGCAGTATGCAGTGCACGCTGATCGAGATCGCCTCTTGGTTCAAGTGCTCGGAAGACACGGTCGAACGAGCTTGCAAGCGACAATACGGCGAGAATTTTGCGGACGTCTATAAAAAGAAATCCTGCAAGGGTAAAATCAGCCTTCGCCGCCAGATGTTTGAGACCGCTTTGGGCGGTAACGTGACGATGATGATTTGGCTTTCTAAGCAACACCTCGGATTCTCCGACAAGCTTGAGCAAGCGACCGAGGCTAAGGTCGAACAAAAGAACGAGATCACTTACGTCGCAAGTTGGGGCGGAAGCCAAGAACCTGAGTCGCATATTGAATGAAGCTCAACCTCAAACTGTATGCACCCCACGCGAAGCAGTTAGAGTTTCATCGTTCTTCAGCGCGTTACCGTGTCGCCTCTTGGGGCAGACAGTCCGGAAAATCCACCGCTTGCCTGAACGAACTCGTAAAGAAGGCTTGGGAAAAACCGAACACTAAGTATTGGTTCATATCGCCTAGCTACGCTCAGTCTCGCATTCAATACAGAAGGCTCGTCGGCATGTTATGGAATTGCGCCGAGGTCATGGTCAAAAAGAACCAGAGCGAGCTGCGGATCAAGCTCATCAATAATTCAGAGATTAGTTTCAAATCCGGAGAGAATTTCGACAACCTGCGCGGCGAGACTTTGCACGGTGCCGTGATCGACGAAGTCCGCGATCAACATCCGGAGCTTTGGCCGCAAGTTATTCGGCCGATGCTGACGACGACAAAAGGTTGGGCGGCATTCGTTTCTACGCCGAACGGATTTGACTCGTTCTTCGACTTGGCAGAACGAGCGAAGAAAGACGCTGACTGGCACTTTATGAAAGCGCCAAGTACCTGCAATCCGCTGTTTACGGACGAAGAGTATGAAGCAGCCAAGCGAGAATTGTCAGAAGCTGAGTTCGATCAAGAGATCAACGCCGAGTTCCGAGATCTGCATTCCGGATCTGTGTACGTTAGTTTCAATGAAATGAATTTGCGCGATTCAAGTCCGTTCCTGTCGAGCGGCCAATACTCGCCGCATCTTCCGATCATCATAGGATTAGACTTCAATCTTTCGCCGATGGCTTGGGTGATCGGTCAAGAGCGAAACGGAATTTTCTATTTTTTCGACGAAATCTTTTTGAAGAAGTCTCACACGCAGGAGGCAAGTCTTGAGCTGGCGCATCGCTTGAAAAGCATGGGGCTTCGAGGAACGCCGATGACCGTAATTGCGGGTGATGCTACCGGAAAAGCAGGTCAACGCGCAGCAGCAGGGAAATCGGACTACTCCATCTTGTTGGAGACGCTAACCCAAGCGGGCATCGAGTTCGAAAACAAAACGCCGGAATCGAATCCTTCTGTCAAAGACAGGGTCAACACCGTGAACGCTAAGCTCTGCGGAGCAGATGGGACTAGGAGCTTGTTCGTCAATCCAAAGACCTGCCCGCATTTGGTCAAAGACTTGCAGAGAGTAACGTGGAAGCAGGGCGGATCGTTCATTCTTGATCAAAGCTCGAACCCAGACCTCACTCACATGTCTGATGGGATGGGCTACGTTGTATGCGCCTTGTCAAAAATGTGGCAGCCAAGTGTTGGCGGATTGAAGATTCTTAGGAGATGATGTTTGTGTGGCCCCGTAGCTCAGTGGACGGAGAGCGTCACGAAAAGTAGCGAAAGAGCTACCGTGAAGGGCACCCGGTTCAATTCCGGTCGGGGCCACTTTACACATCTTTTTAGAGCGGATACGGTCGGGTCGTGGCAAAACAAACTAAGAAAAAAATTCTAGCGTCTGATAGTCACGCCTACCGAAAATTCATCAACGAAAGAGACCGCGCACTGGAAGTTCTGCTGAACAAAACGCGATCGCGAATGCACGACGTTCTGCGGGGATCGTTTCAAAAGATCAAAGAGCAGATCGCTTTTAAGTACAACATGGCTCCTCCGGACACTTCGGCGATGGACAGTCGAGCCTTCATCACTGGAGCCGAATCTTGTATTCGCACTGAGTTCAATCGTATTGCTAACGTGATCGGCTCCATGTTCATTGAGCTGAAGATGTATTCTTTCCTGTTGGCGGCAACAGGAGAAGCTGAGGCAATCGGGCGTGCGCGTGGTAAGCCTTCTAAAATTCAGATCAGCAAAGACGTGATTATTGAACAAGCCATTACGAACTGGGCAGGAGAGAACATCGGGATGCGAGTGACCCTAGCGTTCGACCGCTTGACCAGAAATCTTCTCGACGCCATTCAGCTTTGCCGTCTTCAAAGATCCACAGTCAAAGAATTGATGGACCGCATCGATCGGGCATTACCGGCAGGACGTTTCGTTCGTCGCCCCGGAAGGGTGCTTGCGGCGATCAAAGAGGCAGAGAAAAAGAAGAAGTCTCCTACTGCTGGCATGTTTCCCATGGGAGACAAAGAAGGCGACGATTTCTTTCATGGTTTTATTGACGAAGACACTTGGAAGAACCTCAAGCACTATTACGTTCAAGAATACATTCCGACCTATCGCTTTCGGGCGCCGCACCCGGACGATGAGTATTGGTACGACAAGTTCGAACTCGAACAACAACTGAACCACGAATTCGTAACTTCTGTTCGCTCCGGGCAGAAAGAGGTCGGTGAGTTTGCAAAAGCAAACGGAATCGTCGACTATCAATGGATAACGGTTCAAGATAAG